CAATTCAAGTGATGATGCAACATTATACGTGACACATGCGCCGTGTTTAGATTGTGCTAAATTGATTTATCAATCGGGCATTAATAGTGTATTTTATCGTAACACGTATAGAGATAACCAAGGCATTGATTTTTTGATTAAGTGTAATGTCGGAGTGAATAGAATATGAGTAAAATTTATACATCGCAAGTTATTGAAATCTGTGAAAACGGAGATGCAATAATTGAATTGCCTAAAGAACTTATGGAAGATATGGGTTGGAAAACAAACGACCTGTTAGACATTGACTATGTTAATGGCGAACTTATCATTAAAAAGATTGAAGAAACACGTATGAAAAGATACTGGAGAATCTTCAAATCTTTTTTTCAAAAAACTAAATAAAACAACCGCGGGATAGTAAAACGGTATTACGGAGGACTCATAATCCTCAGTTCTTGGTTCGATTCCAGGTCCCGCAACCAATAGGATATATTATGACTGATATGAATAAAGACGTTAATATTTTTATTGACGCATGTGACCAAGTTCCCAGTATAGAGAACATTAGTCTTTACCGTAACCTCATTAATGAGGAATTCTGGGAATTTCAAGACGCACTTAAAGCCAAAGATGATGTAGAACAACTAGATGCATGTATGGACATGATTTGGGTTATTCTAGGTTACTGTCGCATGAAAGGCTTTGAAGTACCTGGTGCTTGGGCCGAAGTTGCTCGTAGCAATCTATGCAAGATTGATTCTGTGACTGGTAAAGTTATTAAGAATGAATCAGGTAAAGTTATGAAACCTGAAGGATGGAGTGCTCCAGTACTTGCACCTTTCATTAAACTGTGATATAATATCGTTATGGATGAAGATACTAGAGAAATTCTTTTAATTCTGCAAGAAGAATGTGCAGAAGTCACTCAAGCAATAAGCAAATGTTTTCGCTTTGGTCCTGACCAATTAAAACCTGGTAAAGACCGAACAAACATTCAAATGTTGCAGGAAGAATTGGGTGACCTTCTAGCTATGATTGATTTGCTTGTAAAGAAAGATGTTGGCGTTGATTGGAAAGAATTGATGTTAGCAAAGCAAAACAAATTTCTAAAACTTAAACAATGGAGTAATATTGAAATTGAGTAATATCAATACATCAAAACTCGCCTATCAAATGGCAGTTGAAAACAAACTTCAGGCATACAAGTATGACCTGTTTCTGCGTGAGTTTGACAATATGGTTGAACTCGTTGGTCTAGTTAATGACCCAACCCTAGACATGGCCGACTTCCGCGGTCGTGAAATGTTGTTCCCCAAGAAGTGGGTAACATTGAAAACCTTTTTTGCAGAAGAAAGGATCAAAGTATGAGTGTGAAACTCCTTACTTTTAAAACAAATCAAACCATCATCGGCGATGTTGAATATGTCGGTGGTGAATATACTGTAAAGCAACCTGTTCAGGTTATTGTACAGCCAACCAAAGATGGTCCAATGATGGGCTTCTCACCATTCTTAGATTTCTGTGAAGAATTTAATGTCGGTATTAAATTTTCTTCATCGGACATTCTTACTATAACTACACCAGCACCCGAATTGCATAATCAATACAATCAAGTGTTTGGTTCTGGCATTCAAATCGCATCTTCTATTCCTAAATTTTAATGAGTGATTTTTACACTAATGTAATTTGTGTTGGCAACAACATTCTTTACAGAGGCGTAGAAAACGGTAGGCGTGTAAAACTCCGCGTGGGTTACACGCCTACAATGTTTTTGCCTTCCAAGAAAGAAACAAAATGGAAAACTCTCCATGGTGAATACCTGGATGAAGTTCCCATGGGTTCAATTCGTGATTGTAGAGACTTCATTAAACGATATGAAGATGTTGAAAACTTTAAGATTTATGGTAACACAAGATATGAATATGCCTATATTGCTGATGAATTCAAAGGTGCAATTGATTGGGACCAAGCCAAGATTAACATTGCAGTCATTGATATTGAAGTCGGCTCCGAAAATGGCTTTCCTGACCCATACCAAGCAAATGAGCCAATCACAGCGATTGCCGTAAAGACACTTGATGGTGATATGAAAGTATATGGTTGCGGCAGTTTTAATAACAACCGTGATGATGTTACTTACATAAAGTGCAGGGATGAATATGACCTTTGCAAAAGATTCCTAGATGATTGGAAATACAATACGCCAGATATCATTACTGGTTGGAACACTCGCTTCTTTGATATTCCATATTTGATTAATCGTTTTGTTAAGATTCTTGGTGAAGATGAAATGAAGTATCTTTCACCATGGGGAATCGTACAAGAACGAAAGACCAATATCAAAGGTCGTGAATTAATTTCATATGAAATCTATGGTATTTCATCACTAGACTACATTGAATTATACAAATGGTTTGCTCCTGGTGGTAAGTCACAAGATTCATATCGCTTGGACAATATTGCCTACATTGAGTTGGGCAAGAAAAAACTTTCTTATGATGAATTTGAAAACTTGCATCAGTTGTATAAGTTAAACTATCAAAAGTTTATTGAGTATAACATCGTTGACGTTGAATTGATTGTTGAATTGGAAGCTAAGTTAAAGTTGATTGAATTATCTTTGACACTTTCATATGATACCAAGTCTAACTATGGTGATGTGTTTACACAAACTAGGATGTGGGATGCTATCATCTATAACTATTTGCTTGAACGAAACATCGTTGTGCCTCCTAATGAGACAAGCGTTAAAGATGGTGCTTTTGAAGGTGCGTATGTAAAAGATCCACAAGTTGGTGTGCATAATTATGTTGCATCGTTTGACTTGAATTCTTTGTATCCGCATTTGATGATGCAATACAATATTTCACCAGAAACAATCGTTGAAGTGAAAGATTATGATGCCAACATGCGTCAGATTATTTCTGATGGTGTTAGTGTTGATAAGATGTTGAGCAAAGAAGTTGATACTTCAAAACTACAAGGTGTAACCATTACACCGAATGGTCAATTCTTCCGAACAACCGAACAAGGTTTCTTGCCTAAGATGTTGGAAGAAATGTATCAAGACCGTAAGAAGTTTAAGAAGCTGATGATTTCTGCTAAACAGGAATATGAAAAAGAAACAGATGCCAATAAGAAGTATGAATTGAAAAAGAAGATTGCTCGGTATGACAATCTACAACTTGCTAAGAAAGTTTCATTAAATTCTGCTTATGGTGCGATGGGTTCACAATACTTCCGATTCTATGATTTGCGCCTAGCACTTGGTGTTACTTCCGCTGGTCAACTTTCAATTCGTTGGATTGAAGAAAAGATTAATAAGTATATGAATGACTTGTTAAAAACGAATGGTGTAGATTATGTTATTGCCTCAGACACAGATTCAATTTATCTCCGCCTTGGTGAGTTGGTTGATAAAGTGTATTCAAAGAAAACGGATGTTAACCAACTTATCTCCTTCATGGACCGTGTCTGTGAAGATAAGATTCAACCATATATTGATAAGAGTTATCAAGAACTTGCTACGTATGTCAACGCATATTCCCAAAAAATGCAAATGAAGCGTGAAGGTTTGTCCAACAAAGGTATTTGGACAGCAAAGAAACGCTACATTCTGAATGTGTATAACAACGAAGGTGTTCAGTATGCCGAGCCTCAGATGAAAGTCATGGGTCTTGAAATGGTAAAGTCTTCTACACCATCTTCTATTCGTGACAAGATGAAAGAAGTTATAAAATTGATGGTAACTGGTACCGAAGATGATGTGCAAGAATTCATTGCTGACTTCCGCAAAGAATTCAGAACACTACCGATTGAAGAAATATCTTTTCCTCGTTCGGTCAATGGTTTGAAGACATACACCGACAAAGCGCAAATATATACTAAGGGTACACCGATTCACGTTAAGGGTGCTTTGTTGTATAATTAACTGTTGAATAAACATAGTTTAACAAACAAGTACCCCAAGGTTCAAGAAGGCGAGAAACTAAAATTTACCTACTTGATTCAACCGAATCCAATCAATGATACGGTAATATCGTATCCAACACGCCTGCCTACTGAATTTGGACTTGACAATTACATTGATTATGAGTTACAATTTGAGAAAGCGTTTCTTGACCCAATCAAAATCATTCTTGATTGTATTGATTGGCAAGTTGAGAAAACAAGTTCACTGGCAGATTTTTTCTAAAGGATAATTATGAGTTTATTGGACAAAATTAAAAAGAATTCTACGATTAAAGATAGTGCAATTCTATCTAAATCAAAATTCTTTACTGAGAAAGATATGATACCAACATCCATTCCTATGGTGAATGTTGCGTTATCTGGTAAATTAGAGGGTGGTCTAACGCCTGGTCTTACAATGTGGGCTGGTCCATCAAAGCACTTTAAGACTGCATTTAGTTTGTTGATGGCTAAATCTTACATGGACAAATACGATGAAGCAGTCCTTATTTTCTACGATTCAGAGTTTGGTACTCCGCAGTCTTATTTTGATACTTTTGGTATTGACACAGAGCGGGTGCTCCATACTCCTCTTACAGATATTGAACAACTCAAATTCGACATAATGAAACAGTTGGAAGGTATTGAGCGAAACGATAGAGTAATGATTATCATTGATTCAATTGGTAACCTCGCATCAAAGAAAGAAATTGATGATGCACTTGAAGGTAAATCTGTTGCTGACATGAGCCGAGCGAAACAAGTTAAGAGTTTGTTCCGTATGGTTACACCTCACTTGAATCTAAAAGATATTCCAATGGTTGTTGTTAATCACACATATATGGAAATTGGAATGTTCCCGAAAGCAATCGTTGGTGGTGGTACTGGTTCATACTACTCGGCTGATAATATTTTCATCATCGGCCGCCAACAAGAAAAAGATGGCACAGAAATTACTGGCTACAATTTCATTATCAACGTTGAGAAATCACGTTATGTCCGTGAGAAGTCTAAGATTCCAGTTAGTGTATCTTATGATGGCGGTATCAACAAATGGTCTGGTTTAATTGATATTGCACTTGAATCTGGTCATGTTCTTAAG